AGCGTGGAGTCAATCGCCTGATAAGAGTGTACCTCTTCAGCGTACACGTAACGGCGTGTGCGGTCGAGGCTATCATATTGACCGGCGACAGGTGAGCCGAATGAGAAGTTGAGCGCGGCTACAGGCATCCCCTTGACGTTACCGCTCTTCTGCACAATCGCATCAGATCCGCGAAGGATACCCATGAAGATGGTCTCGCCTTCCCAGATATAGCTCTCAGATGATGTAGCACCTGGTACAGCTGTGTCACGGCGAGCTTGACCAACGAGAATATTGGGGATGCCGAGGATGTCACGGAGTACCGCCAACACTGCCTCATCGTTAAGGATGCGGTTGCCTGATGCGAGATTGTTGGTTGTGGTCCCGATGTAACCACGAATCTCAGGATTACGCGCCAAAGCTCGGAACACGTCACGACCAAAGACAAGGCTGTCAGGGTTGATCCCGTGTGCCTTCTCAAAGACTGTATCCTTGAGCTCATGAAGGAACGTGAGAGGCTCACCACCCGCTGCGTCAAACTTAGTCGCAGGGGATGAGGTCTCAAACGCTGTTGAGTCAAAGAGGATATCAGCAGCGCGCTTCTCTTTAGCGAGCTTCATGACGCGCGCTACCTTGCGAGCAATGCGCTGTTCCTCGCTGCCTGGATACTGAGAGTCTAAGATATCCTCCATCGCGATGCTATCAGACGCCGCGTAGATCTTAGCCTTGAACGTTTGGCTTGATCGGTCGAACCCTCCGATGGTTGCGCGAGCAGAACCAGGAGCGCGCTCAAGGTCGAGCCCTGCGCCCGCGCCCATGAAGTTACGTGTCTCCTCGAGGAGAAGCGTACCACTGCGCTCAGGGATGGTGATATTCTCCATAGCCTTGTCAGCGATGAGCTGATCATCACTAGGCACAGCCTCGACGATGAGGCTTGTAAGGATCTGATCAACAGGATGTAGATTGCTATATGAGCTAGCCATGAGTTACCCCTTAAGCTTCGTAGTTGCTAGGACCTGTGAACACGACCTTAACTTGGTCAGCATCAGCAGGAGAAGCGTGATTGATGTTAGGAATGATACGAGCCACAGAGAAGTTTCCTGAGCCCTTAACGAATGCAACGAGCTTGCCAGAGGTCGAAGCCATCAGGAGAGATGTGGTCTCAGGAGCGATGGCCCCGCCTGCGATGGCGCGAGTGAGTCCACTGATGATCACATCAACAGCTTCTCCCGCTGCTACTGCGCGCTGAGCGATGCCGACAGCGGCCTCACTTGTTGGGTCTGTGACCACTGCCACTTTACCGTCTGAGTCAACAGCGACGAGAGCGAACTCTGTGATAGTGCTAGCCGCGATGAATGAGTGCATGTTATCAGTGTTAGCCATGATCAGCCTCCAAATGCTTGGTTATAGTATGATGGGTTCTGAGCTCGGAACTGTCCGAGCGCTTCAGAGTAAGTGATTGATTTCTCAGAGGCGAGCTTACGCACCTCAGAGTCTAAGCTCTTGCGTGTGATCTCACGACCGCTAGCGCCATGTCCTACCTCAGAGAGTGGGATAGAGTGGCTTGCTTTACGCTCGCTGAACATCTGCCAGAACTCAGGTTGGAGCTCACGCATGGCCCAAGCTTTACCGGCAACGCTCTCTTCAGCGGGAGTGATGCGACCATCACGGAGTAGTGTGCTCACTGCTTCGCGCTTCTCGATGTCGAGCTTCTCAGCTTCGATCTTCTCAAGTCGCTCAGTAAGAGCTGAGTTGCTCTCACGCAGCGCGTTGATCTCACTTAAGAGTGTGGGCTCTACAGACTCACTCATCTTGTTGTACTCCTTCATCTTCTCTTCTTTGTCATCGTCTGACTCAGCGAGCTTCTCTTCTTTGTCATCGTCTGACTCAGCGAGCTTCTCTTCTTTGTCTTCAGTTTCCATCATCGCTGATTCAGCATCTTGCTTCATCTCACGAATCTGATTCTCAAGCTCTTTGACCATCTCGTCTTTAGCGAGCAACATGGCGCGTAGATCTTCGGGTGACATTGACTCAATGTTGTCCATCTCGTCTAACCTCTCGTTTAGAATTACTCGGTCTATCTTGTCGTGAGACTGCGCAGGCCGAGGTGTTAAGGTGATTGCTAACAGTTGAGCGTCTCCCACTTTGGAGCCGCCCGACCTGTCATAGACCTCACCAGCGAGAAACTCAGGGGAGCTCCACAGGATACCACCCGCTTCGTTCACCACTGTTAGCCCTCGCTCGTTATAGGCGGGATAAGCGTAAAGCCCATCCTGTCTAAGCTCTAGGTCTACGATTAAGCCCAATGCGTTGCCGCTCTCAGGGGGAGCTGGTGGACCGCTTTGGAATGGTGATGTGGCGTGTTGCCAATCGATGATCACAGGATCATTACCCTTGCGCTCTTTGAACACTCGGACCATCTCAGTGAGCATCTCATCAGAGATTTCTTTGCCAACGTTCTCGCCGTTCATGCGTGAGCTGACTTGGCCGAGGCTCAACGTCTTAAATGGTCGGCCTAGAGTGAGACCTTCGGGTACATCAAAGGATGGGTCTAAGCTTGCTTCAGAGTATGTCCTGAGCGCCTGTGATTTGTTGTCTGCTGAGTTCATTTGTTTGGTGACCTTTCGCGCCCATGAGTAACCGGCGTCACCGCCCCAACCTTGCCAAGCTTGCCAACCCTTACCCTGATCGTCCCAAGTCGATCCCTGTTTATCGACCTCATGACGAGTGAAGTAAGCGAGCATACGCTTAACCGTGTCTGGACTTAACGTCTTGCCGTTGGCGAGATCGCGAGCGCGAGCGATACCCACATCAGTCATTCCACGCTGTGATTGTGGCTTTGATGCTCGTACCTCTAGCGCACGTTTACCGGCATCTTGAGCGCCTTGTGGTGGGGTGAAGTCTATGTGTGAATACTTATCAGGAGCTGCTAAGACCTCGCTCTTTGACTCTGCCTCAGTGCGTTGGGGGTGTCCCTTTGGCAGTAGATCCAAGTCAGTGTTGTAAGCTTTCTTACGCTGACCTGTGCCGACCAACTTTAGGAACGTATTAACGCGAGCGAGCGCCCATTGATTGCGAGTCATACCAGGTCTATGGCTTACGCTGAATGCACCCGCGCCACGTCTGAACACGGCCTTGAGTGTACCCATGTCAACCTGTCGGCTCTTCTTTTTGTACTTGCCGTTATGCTCATCTCTCTTCTTCTCAAGAGACTTGATCGCTGTCTCCCCAATCTCAATCCCACCTCGACCACCACTAGCCGATCCCTTTGGATTCTTCTTAGAGCCCTTGCGTCTCTCACTCGGCTTAGATGGTGTCTGTGCTTGGGTGCGCTTCTTGATCGCTTTAACCATCGTTGCGCCTCCTCGCTATGAGCTGTTCTGCTAGAGCACTGATGCCGCCACCAGGAGTCACAGCGCCACCAACCGAACGGCCACCGATCACACTCACGCGAGACAGAGGAGAGCGCTCAGCTTCTTCAGGCAGATCACCCGCCCCAAGTCTGATCCTGATTGCTCGCTCTAGATCATCATCAGGGGTGAGTAGACCTGCTTCAACTAGACTCGACAGCTGACCCAATGAGTTAGCGAGCTCGTCAGTGTCTAACCCTGAGTGTCTTAGTCGAGGTAGCTTAGATGGATCAACTAGGCCATAGTTCCAACGACATAGACGCCCTATTGTTCCACCACCTCGACGATCAGGACCGCTGACTTGAGCCGCCACTAGATCACAGAGATTGATCGCCGCGCGTCTGAAGACAGCGTGATGAATCTCACCCACTGATCTAGCGCCTGTCTCCGTGTTGCCCAGATCAGCAAACTGAGAGAGGAAGGCTGCGGCTATTTGGCTATCACACTTAGTGATGATGTTGATGGGACCATCAGCGTATAGGCTTGGAGACTCAGCGTATGTATCGAACTTGACCGCGCTATTCTCCACTAGATAGCTCTGCTCAGCAGAGATGAACGCTTGAGCCTGAGCCTCTGCATCGTCTATCATCGCGTCGATGTCACCATCAGTTAGGCCGATCTGCTCAGCGACCGAACGATCAATTACGACCTTTGGCGTGGGTACTGCCCAGCGGTCGAGCCCAACACACATGAGATTAGAGACGCGCTGTTTGGTCTTCCACCACCACCATACAGGGCGAAGCATACCGACACCCTCAAAGTTAGACCCTGTCTTATTGAGCGTGAGGAGCAGTAGCTTGTGAGCTGGTATCGGCTCAGGAGTCTTGCCACCACCTACCATGTTCTGAGTCACACCATCTAGATGTTGGTCATCCCTACTTAGCCAACGGCTATGGGCGCTAGGCTCACGATCAGCATAGTGAGAGAGCCACACTCTAACCTTACCTGTTGAGTCAGGCCCAACACGATAGATCTCTTCAGCGTATCGATATCCCATCGGCACAAACTCAAAGAGGTAACTTAGCTGTTCCTCCCAACTAGAAGCCATCTGACCTGAGTGACCATCAAACCCGAAACACTCATTGGCGAATCGAGCGAGCTCCTCAGACACCAGATCATCTTCTATCCCTGGCTCAAATCGCCAAGTAGCTGAGAGCAGTGTCTGCCTCAACATGTGCCAAGAGCGTCTGACTATTGGGTCAGTCCTGAGCATCTCTTCAGCCTCTTGAACCCAATTGAGTCCGGTGAGCTGTGGGTTGCTCTCTTTAGCGATCACACCGCCGCTAAGCTGAGTGCCACTTATGCCTCGCGCTCCAAAGCGTGGGCTGAGAGCTCTCATGTGTCTAGGCGTTTGGCCTTTGCGCTCATCAGTCATGTGTGATCCTTAGTGGGTAAACAGTAGCCATTATACTGTAATTCTGTTCACGTGTCATCACTGTTCTCCTGTTCAGTGTTTGGTAGCCACTCAGCTACATGTGGATTTAGCTCAACGTCTCCTTCATGCTTGACCGTTACTCTGAGCCCAGCGAGCTGTCTAATCATCTCAGTCTGTAGATCCATCAGCTGATCATTCTTTAGCTGCAGACCTATCTGAGCATCTCTGAGCCGAGCGATGAGAGCCGCCCTGTCTGCTTCCTGATTTGCTAGTTGGTCCTTGAGTTCGTCAACCTCGGCGGGATCTCTACCACTAGCTATGGCGAGCATTGAAGAGATCGATCCTGTGATCATGCCAAGTATCCCTATGAGCACATCACGATTCTTCTCAACGATCTCAACGCGAGCCAAGAACCAAATGAGGCCCATCACTAATATCATATACACAACGGAGAACCACCACCCCCTAAGTGTGCGCTTCTCTTCATCTATAGAGTTCATATATCTCCATCAGTTGGCTCAACACATAGCCATACTTGTATTTGAGGTATGGCCACATGTGAGCCAAGATGTAACCCGATGAGATGAGCGCGCTTCTTTTGATCCCCCACTCTACCCACTCTCTGATTCTTCGGTGACGCGCTCGGCTCCTGATCTTCTTGGGGCCACCTATCCTGATCACCTTGGCGTTACCCTGTGGAGGTTGCAGCATCTTGATGTCTGAGCCCACCGCGTACAAGACTTGAGCCTCAGAGACACCCTTCATTTTATAGATACCCACACATGCAAAGCGCGTGTCCTTTGGCGTCATGCGATCAGACCGGCTGACCACCTTAGCGAACATGTCTCTAGTGATGATGACTTGGCCAGACATGCAGACGCTCATTGTTCTGGCGGCTATGTTCTTCGTGATCCCTTCGAGCTCCACAGGTTTAGCCCCACCCATGATCATGAGCTCAGTCTGCTTGACCTCTATGACTGACCCATAGTGTATACCGATCCGAGCCATGAGCCTGATCTCAAAGGGGATTGTCTGTTGATAGTAGAGCGCAAAGTTAACGGCTTGGATGGGGCGCTCAAAGCTAAACAGAAACCCATCAGATCTGTCTATCTCACGACCGCCAAACCTATAGAGCAGTGTTCGCGTGAGTCGGTCATGTCGCTGAAACCAACGCGCCGCGCGCTCTGGCCCAACCTGCTGAACAAACCTAGTGGAGTCAACGAGGTCGAGAAGACATAGCGCTAGGCTGCGCTCTTTATACGTCTCCTCTTCGCGCTCTCTCACTACTCCTCCTCATAGCTCAGGCTATCACAGTTACAGTCCCCAAACTCGCAACACTCGCAACCCGAACCACACTCACACTTTGACCTTGAGCAATCGTGACCACTCTCACATGAGCATGGCTCACGCTCTCCACACCACCAACAAACTGTCAGGTCTTCATCGAACTCCAAAGCTTAACCTCAACTTGATGGTCTACTAGGTGAGTCACGCCATCCCCTATGAGATGCTTGATTGTGGTGCTGATATACACACGTTCAACACCTGCGTGATGTATCATTTTAGCACAGTTAAGGCATGGTGCGCGAGTAACGGCAAGCCATGACCCCATAGTGGAGTGACCTCTCCTAGCTGCGTTCACGATTGCATTGGCCTCTGCATGGTGACAACCCACCTCTGTCATCGTTCCACTCTCTATGCCTCTTCTGTCGCGCTCACAGTAGTCACCACCACACATGAACCCACCGCCTCTAGGTGGGCCATTGTACCCATCGCTGATAATGACCCATGATTTAGGCTCAAAGAGCACAGCGCCAACCTGACCTCTAGGGCATGGACTGACCTTGCTTAATAGCTCAGCCTGTCTCAGTCGAGCCATGATGTGTTTACTCATGAGTATTCATCGCTTAGGAGTGATGACATGCTGACAGGGAAACGCCTAATCAGTTTCGCTTTGATCGCTTGAGTGGCTAGTCTCGTCTCAAGCTGAACATGGTCGGTATCTCTGAGTCGGATGAACTTGACCCAATTGTGAATATTGCCAGTCATCCAAAACGTGGTGTATGTGCTGCAAGGTAAAACCATCCGAGCGGTCTCACGCGCCACACCCTTAGAGATGAGCTCAGCATATAGAGCTAGATCTTGCTCGGCTGAAGAGAGCATCATAGCTTGGATCAGGTCGAGCTCCTCAGGCTCTTCATCGGTCGAGCATTGGAGGTTGGTTACAGCTTGGCGCTTGATCTCCATGGGGTGATAGATCTTGAGCGCCTTAGATGTGTATCGTCGGCTCAGCTCATTAAAACTAAACGTCCTATGCCTCATGATCTGCCGAGCCACGAAGATAGGAACGGTCAGCTCAAAGGTGGCTGAGATGTGCTCAAAGGGTGACGTGTGATGATGTGCTGCTAAGTATCTGATCAGCTTCTCATCGCGCTCAGTCATCCCATCTCCATGAGTGAGGTGTGAGAAACTCACACGCGCCGCTTGAGCTGGTGTCTCGTCTTCACCCATCGTGTGGAGTAACCGCACCTCACCATACCCATCGTTATAGATCTTCATCAGAATCCTCTCGTCTTTGCGCCGCCGACTTTAACGCGACGCGTTCTAGTTGCCTTTGACCTTCCACCATATCGGCGCTGATCAACAGCCTGATCATCAGCCCATCGCCACATAATGCAGTCATAGCGTAGAGCGTCTAGTGGATCTTCCCGCCCATCCTTCTTGGGTTGCTCCTTGCTCCTCTCCCAAGCGTATGAGAGCAGAGCTTTGCGGATGGAGTTGCCAGATACGCGCTCACCCTTCTGCCATACCTCTCTAGTGATGAGGTACTGCTTACGAGAGAAAGCGCGCTTGAGCTTGCCAACACCGTTAAGTATGTCGGTTCTGATTGGATCAGTGGTCGAGCGCAAGGGGAAGCCTAGACCCTTGGGTGGTGGAGCTCGCATAGCTCTAAATGCAGATGCGCCTGTTTGATCGTTGCGCGCTTTGCCTGCCTTATCTGCACACCCTTGATCTATCCATATTCGATCACTTGGAGCTTGATGCTTCAGCGAGCGTGGCCAAGCTATAGCGAGGATGAGCGCAGCCAACTGCTCCACGGTGACCTCATTAGGATTCAGCTCAGCACAGATCACGTCTGCGTTGAGCTCCTCATCATGAGCGAGGATGAGCACCGATGGTTTCCTGAACCCCCAGTCAATAGCTATACGCGCTGACATATCGGGTTTGTACTTCCACCCATCGATCACCATTGTTGATGGATCAAACTCGCCATAGACTAGACCGCTTGGAGGTCTTGGCTTGTTCATCACCATAGCCTCACGCTCGGCTTCAGGTAGCATGTGAGTGGCCTCGAACCACTCATCACTCAGGTTATCCTGATTGACGTATGACGTATAGAGCTTGGGATCATACCCCGATGACTCAGCAAGTTGGCACCACCACGCATCAGCCACAGGTAGCCCGACCAATATCATGATCGGTGTTGGTCCTGACCTCAAACGCCCTAGCGCCTTGTGAGCTACCTCCTCAGTGAGGGTCTGACACTCATCGATAAGACACACACCTGATGTGATGTTGAGACCCTCAAGTGGATTGTGTGTCGCGTCTCGCGTACCTGGTCTAAAGTAGGATCGACACCACACCGTTGATTTGGTCGATGGGTCTAGCCACTGTCTGAGAGTGTGATTGTACACCCACCCCAATGGGCCTAACCACTTCTCCATCTCAGGCATCAACACAGAGTTATATCTTGGGTTGGTATCGGTCACCAATAGCGTTGACGTTCCAGCGCGCCACTTGCTGATGAACAATATAGCGAACACTAAAGCGCTCGTCTTACCCGCGCCCCAACCACATCGAGCAGAGACAACCCGTTGCTCCTGTCGTATGCTCGCGATGATGTCCTGTTGGAGTGGGTTCAGCTCAAGTAGCAACGATCAGCCCAGTGGGTGACGCGACCCATAAAGTGCGAGTCTCAAACCCATCCTTGTTCACGTCGAGGAGCTCCACTTGAGTACCCTCCTCAACACTGATCAGGTCTAGGTGTCGATGCTCCCAGCCTTGTGATTCGTCTTCTTGGCAAAGTACATCATACTCACCTAGCACCTTATACTCACTCTTCAGGTGATGATGTCGGTTCGACCAACTCCGAGTCAGCCATATCTGTATTCTCTTCATGTGTGCTCTCCATCACTCGGCGGTCTGTCTGCTCGATCATCTGTCTGACCATATCAGCGCCGCCATCGTTTGTGGTTTGGTTGATCTCTATCTCTTGCTTTGGGCCCCACTCATTCGGCCAGCGTCTCTCAAGGATCCAAGCGTAAGCGCGCCACTCTCCACGCTCGGCAGCGCATGACTTTATCTTGCTCAGCAGTACAGGCTCAGCGAATCGCTTGGCGTGTTCGACCTCTTCAGCCCACTCCTCATCATCCTTTAGCCACATGTAATAAGTGGGCCTACTGATCCCGCTCAAAGCACAAGCGGCTTGTATGCTCATACCTTCTCTGAGGTTGGTGAGTAGCTCCTCACGATCTTCTCTTGTCTTCATGGCTCCTCGCGCGCGTTGTATGTCTATCTTGTATATATATATTATACACTATCACTAGATTGTTTGACCGCGACAAACTCATCTCTATTCAGGAGAGCGTCCCTAGTAACAAACACTCGCCGCCCCTCCATCTGCACTATAAGCGTGCGCTGTCCACTCTCTCTAGATAGTGATGAGAGGCGTCTTTCTTCGTGTGCGGTCGGGTCCATAGATGTCACCTTAGTGAATTTAGGGAACACTATCTCACCCACCGGATGTCTAGACCATGGTCTGTACTGTGGGTTATTGAAGATCATGTCGCGTGATGTGCGGAATGGGCTACTCACTCTGCCTCTTCTCTCTCCTCAATCTACGCTGGTCCTCTCGTCTTCTTGTGAGGCGTTCAGCGCGCTGTTCAGAGGTTTCCTCTGCTTCTCTACGAAGACGACGATCTCTTTGCTTAGCCGTTCTTTGAGCGCGTTGTTCAGGAGTCTCTCGGCTTCTCCACTCGCGACAGTAAGCAGCGTGACGAGCTCGGCGCTCAGCGCGCTGTTCAGGAGTCTCTCGGCTTCGCCTCTCAGCGCGCACGATCCTATCAATCCGCAACCTCTCAGCGCGTTGAGCTTTGGTCTCACCCTGTGTCATTATTCTTCCTCTTACGCCAACGCGCTCGACCATCGGCCAACATGCGCTCATACTTCTCTGGGTCTTCAATCCTCATCCTATGATAGCGCTCTCTCATATTGGCTAGCCTAGCCTCACGCTGTTCAGGAGTCTCTCTCTCTCTCTTCGCACGTGCCTTTAATGCAGCACAGGCTAAGCGCTCAGCCTTATCAGCCGGAGACTCTTCAGCTCTCCTCTTCTGATAGTAGTCTCGCATGTATGCTTGCCACTTCGCTCTCCTCTCAGGAGTCATCTCTGCGCGTGGTCTGTGTGGCATCAGTAGGCCCTTAGTACGAGGCCGGAGTCTTGCACATGCTCATCACTTGGCAGCGTCGCCAAGAACAGCGGTTGATTAATTCGGTCAAACTCTTCGCACGATCCCCATTCCCAGTCACTCTCTAGGATAGCTTCAGCGTTAGATTTGATAGTGGCCTCATTGATGAAAATTTGAAACCTGAGACCTGGATGCTTTAGCCATGAGTACCTTCTGACCGCCGCCCTCTTAAATCCTACCTGTACAGCCTTCAAGTATGTCGTTGTCTTTATCCTCATCCTAACCCCGCGCGGGCTAAACATCTCGACCCACCTGTGAGACACACCCTTATGATAGGACTTAGATGGGTAGGGCATAGCCCTTCTATTTAGACAGCCTGGTTCCCCCAAATGGAGCTCAATGTATAACAGTTCAAGCTCGATTAGCTCCTCCCTATCTGCGGCGAACTCCAACACAGAGACGTCCCAAGAGCGAAACGGCTCTGAGATCAACAGCTCCTTGATCTTCGATGATGAGCCCTTGTATTTACACATGTGCTTTGTGCACACCCCTGTGCCTCGACAATGATGGGCTCCTATATAATACAGGCCATCGTCTCTGCTCTTGATCTCGTATATAAAATAGTTCGTCTTGAACGTTGAGCGAATCACGGCTCACCATCCATCTCTACACTGCGCCCCATGTTGGTTCCTTTGGGTTGATGTGATTGGTCACTTGGACAGGCTACTGCTCTTTGCTTTCCTTTAGTCGTTGGCGCTGTATCCTCTGTTTAATACTCCTGATTCTAGAGTCTTCAGCGCGCTCCTCTGGCGTCATGGCTAGACGATAACGGTTCATCTTCTCACGGTGCTTAGCTAGCCTAACCTCACGTTGCTCAGGTGTCTCCTCTAGCTTCTTGCGATGATATCTTAGCCGAGCGACCTCACGCTTCTGTTCTTCAGTCTGTGCCATTATTCCCCCTCACTCTTAGCTTGGCGCGCATCGATCAGCACCTTCTTTATGTGCTGCATGAGGTCTTGACTGTGCTCGGCCATATGCGCCCCATGCTCCTCGGCGTCGAGCAAGATTAGCCGTTCGAGTTCCTCAAGAACGTTGATCGCATCATCATTGGTTGGTTGGTTATCCATCGTGTCTCCTCAGTATGGCTTATCACTCACCCATGTTGGATTCTGTGGCGGTTGCTTCCACGTCTGTTGGGGCTGTTGGAATTGTTGGGGCTGTGGACCCGGTGGCAAGAGGTCACCTGGTGCTAGATCATTATGCTGCTTGGAGTCGAGTGAGCGCCAAGTGTGAGCCGACACCTCATAGCGCCGGACGCCATCGACCTCGTAACTCTTAAGCTTACCCTCGACATATACCTTAGCGCCCTTCTTCAGTTGTTGAGATGCGCGCTCGGCTGATCTACCCCAGACCTTGACATAGTGCCATTCGGTCTCACTCTGCCATTCACCGTTACGGTCCTTATAACTTTCGTTTGTCGCAAGAGTGAAGACAGTATACTCAGCGCCGCTAGGTGTTCGCTTGAGCTCTGCATCTTTGCCGAGGTTACCTATAAGTGTCATGCTGTTGATCACTTTCTCATCCCTCTCATTTCTCTTATCATTTCAGCTACCTCTTTGATGAGATGCCCACCGCGTGAGCGGTTGTTGTCGTAAATTCTAATGAGAGCTCGATGGAGCTCCCCGCCTGAACACTCTTGGTCATTGGCGCCAATAGCGACCATGGCCTTTTCATCCTCAGAGAGTCTGATACTAGTAGTCTGTCTCTGCATGGTTCTCCTAATGTCACCACCTAGCCACATGATAAACGCTCGGATCATGGGGTGAAAATAAGCATAGAATAGAACTAGGTGATGACGTGATAAAAGTAGTACATGCGTACTACATAGTCAAGTGATAAACTAATCCCCTCACCTTTGCACCATCTGTTTGATGTACCTAAAGCAAAGACAAGGGGATGAGCAGCCTCTGAGGAACCAACCAACCACAGGCATCTATGGGAGACCCACGCGCTCACCATAGCACACTCTTGACAGAAGACAAGGCTTGACCATCTCCCCCACTAAGAGCAGAAGGACAAGCTTGATCCAGTTCTCACACTGTCCTCTAAAGCCGAGACGCCCACAGTGAAAGAGACGCTCAGCGATAAAAGGACGCTGATGATTACACATAAGTAGGAGCTCGTCAAACACTAAGCCCCATTCTCACACCTTCTAAGTTTTCGACGACAGCGAAGCATGAGAATGGGGCATAGGTTCCACCACTAAAATGCCGAGCCTCTACTCTCACCCTTCAAAGTTTTCCCGACCACGAAGATGAGAGCAGAGGCACAGGAACTAGCCCATGAATACATCTAAGAGCCCAACGCGTCAAGATGGTTTTGTTAAGATGCATCTGCTAACATCAAAGGGTTCATGTTGTCTCGACCATCACGCGGCTTATTAACATAGGGGAGCCGTGTGGTGGTTGAGGTGCTTAATGCATACGCTCTTTAGCGTGGTAGGTCTTAGCGTATACGACATCCCCATCAGGTCCGATCCTGTACGTGATCACAGTCGTGTTCCCCCTGAGCGTGATGATGTGTGTTTGGTGACAGGGTGAGAGATATGTCTGCTCGATGTCTACCTGTCCCTGAGCTACGTTCCACCCCCAGCGTCCAACGCCCTCGAGGAAGAGAGACGTGTTAACTTGGATTGAGTCCCCATCCTCGACGAGCTCCAAGAGCATGATAGGGCTAGAGCTTGGCGCGTTGGGATTAGTGATGTCGATCATAGCCCCCACGCTTTCAGCTCTTGAGTGTTGCGCTGTCGCCTGTCATCTCCCACCATCTGGATCGGCGCGCCGAACATCGCATTGAGTCGGCTCATGATCGCGGCGTTACGGTCGAACATCTTAGCGACCTGAGCCGGTGAGAGGTTAGAGGTCATGAGGATGGAGAGCTTGCCACCCGCCCAACGCTCGTACATCGCCCCGATGATCTCTGTGGTGGTTGTGGTGTACCATGTTGAGTGATTGCCCTTGCCTCCCAAGCCTCCGAGCTCATCGAGCAACAGCACGTCACAAGTGTCTAACCATCTCCGCAGCGGGTCCTTAGCGTTCTTCTCTCCCCATGTGTCTTTGATCGAGTTCATGAGCTTGGTGTGTGATGTGAATGTGATCCGCTTCCCCTTGAAGCATCCCCAACGCGCCACGCTGTAGAGTAGTGAGGTCTTGCCGTTACCAGGTGAGCCCCACATAAACGCGCTTGGTGAGTGTGGCTGTTGAGGGTTGACGATGTGGTTGAGTAGTCGAGTGACCGCTTGTTCTTGCTGTGGTGTGTCCCACTCATATTTTCTCAGATGCATGTCGAGCGCGTCGGCGGGTAGCTCTAGATCATTAAGTCGCTTCGCCTTGCGTCTTGGGATCTCACAATATGGGCAGAGCTTCACACAGCTGCGCGTGTCCTCAATCCTGATCCATCCTTCATCACATCTCCCACAGTGCTCAAGTGCTTTGACTGTGAGGCGAGGAGCTCCACGGTCGATGACACCCATCTCCTCAAGGTTCTCGCCGGTGAGCTGTGAATGGTCGAGTAATTGGCGTGGCTCAACTTTGCCCTCTGCTCTAGCTAGAGCGTTCTGCCGTCTAATGATGTTCAGTTGTCGAGTGATGTTATTCCACTCTGGTGAGTTTCCGATCCTCTGCATGTTGGTTCTCCTCAGTACAGCTTTGGCTTTGGTCTATATGCTGTGGTTGGTTGGTTATGGTCGTTGCCGCGCTCGCGCGCGCGCCTGAGCTCCATTCTCTTCTTGGCGTTCCTAGCTTGCTCCTCTACTTGTTGAGGTGTCTGCCCTGTCATCTCTGCGTACTCAATCACATCATCAGGGTAATCCCCATTATCAACAGGTGCCTCCTGAGCCTCACCACGCTGATCAGGCTCAGCGCTACCAAGGCGTATATGTTCTTGCGCTTGCTTGAGTGACCTGCCGGTAAACCTAGCGTACTCAATCACCTGCTTAGAATATAAAGCATCATCAACAGAACCTTCAGTACCTCCAGAGACACCCTTGTCCTGATCAGGCTCAGAGCCGTGGCTAGGTTGATCCTCCTCTATTGATACCTCCATTGTTATCCTCTGTTGTTCATCCTCTATTGTATGGGTCGCATTATGCGAGAGGGGGTGGGTCGCATTATGCGAGAGGGGGGTGGTCGCTATGTGCGAGAGGGGGTGTGGCTCATCATTGTCACCATCGTCATCCTCGACAGCTTCTGCTTGACTCATGATCAGCGATACATTGACCTGAGTCTCCGCCCTGTGA